GCCTCGGCTGCTACGTTAGCATCACCAAAGACGTTACCCCTAGCAGCCTGACCCCCACGTACGCCTTGAGTGATTTGATTCCGCAATCCTTCACCAATCCCGTACCCGGCCTCCAGATCGTCTTTAACCATCTCACCCATGGCTTCACGGATCTCAAACCCGGTAGGATCAGACTGTTTTAATTGCTCGAGAGATTGCCGAACAAAGTCCTCACCAAACTCCTCCTGAATATCCAGTTGGGTTTGAGCGATCGTCCGGGCACTCTCGGCCATGAACTCAAGCTCGGCACGTGACTGATCGACATCCCCAAACCCGGTGAAATCGTATGTCTTCTGTTCACCACTGTCTGGGTCAGTAATCGTAACCGTAGTACCCAGCTTGGCAGCGGCCTCGATTTGCTTAATCAGCGGGAAGCTGTCAACTTCAGCCTTTACGCCGGCTGCAGTCGCGGCTGCTACGTCTGGTGGTTTTGGTGGTTTCGGTTTCGACATGTCATCAATCTCCTAAAGTGTTTGTACTTGTATCGCGTTAACTTGTGTTGCCGGTGAGCCCAATAATCTAGCTCTGGCGCATCCCGGTTAATGTTTTGAAAGTTTGCAAATAGCGTGAGGTTGCCGTGCTCATGGGCACTGCATAATTCATGTATGTAGACGTGTTTTCCAGTGGGCTCATTTTCCTTCCAAAAATGCGGAAGCACATCCCCATCAAATTCTTTAATCCTCCGGTAGATGAGGAGCCCCTTGATCTGTCCGTCTTCTGACGCAACGACAAGTGTCCCATTCCGGTGATGGAGGCATAGGTGCTGCCTAATCTCATCTTCCGTCCAATATGTGAATAAGTTTCCTCGGCCATTTTCTTTTGCAAATTCTATAACGTCCTCGATCGTCACAGTTGGCTTTCCATTGTCTCTACGAACGCTCCAAGGTTTACGTTTCTTAATGCTATGTATCTTTGATCGCCCAAGGTTAACCCGGCCTCAGTAATTTGATTATCACTCGAGTTTACGATTCTTACCTGGAACTCTCTGCCCTGGTTATTTCCAAGCAGACTCATGTTGTGGCGAACCACCCCAGGCCGACCCAGGACATCAGGCAGAACAAAGTCCAACGTGAGATCGCCGGTGCCAGTGTCTACGAGGTTGCCGCTATCAAGGATGACTTCGTCTCCACCATCAGGAACAAGTGTGATGTTCACCCTGGCCTTGGATTTGAAAAACTCCACCTCCATGTGATCGCATGTCTTTGGTGATACCGGATCGTTGAAGGTCATTGCTCTCGTAAGGATCTCGAAGGGCACCGTGGTCTTTGTGCCATTAAGATCATCTGCATAGTCATCCGGCACAGTGGCATCCTGTTCGATATGGTCGCGAAGCTGAACGATGTTGTTGTTGGTCTTATCAGCAAAGACCAAAGAACGCCGATCGTTAAGGGGCTCCCAAACATCAAACTGGCTTGGCTTAATTCCGGTCCACACGCCGGCCCATTGTTTGACCTCAGTGTTATAGACCAGAACAGTATTGTTCTCCGTGCTCGACCCTGTTGGAACAGCTAAGATGTAGCGGCCTCTCCAGTAAGTTGCACAAGCCTTGTTAGCAGATCCCCAGTTGATGCTTTCGATTACGTCTTGGATCGGAAGGCTGATGGGGTCACTGGTCGCCATCTGATCTTGTTGGAATGCTCGGCCCAGTGTCCTTACGCCATCGCGTGAAAGGAACATGATATCGTCACCTACACGCACCGCACTCTTCTCGGCCAGGCAGCCCACCTTATCGCTGACAAGCTGCACAGTGAATTTTGCCGGGTTTTCAATGCCCGGATTTGCGTCGATCACGTAGATCGAATTCTCTTTCAGCACTGCCAGCCGGAAGTCAGTAAAAGGAACAAGCGCACGAATAGCATCGCTATCACCTTTGCCAATGCGGATGGATGCTAGTGCCTCACTGTTAAATGCATTGTCTCCACTGGTTGTGTCAAAAGCATCAGACCCAGAATCAGCCGGATCATCATCACTGGCGTCAGCGGGAGTAGTCCCGCCGATTTCCGGGAGGATCTGTGATACGTGGAGAGTGTCTATGCCTGTTACACAAAATAACCGAAAGCGATGCGCGGTAAGAGCTCGAGTGTGCTCCGGGCTGTCTGAGTCTGCGATCTCGACTGCTATGTCGTAGGATATGAGAGAGCTGATATCGTCCCAGATTTTGTTGCCGTCATCATCGACTAAGATCCCTTCATCCCCAAGCTTACGCACTGCCAGTATATCTCCGCTGCCATCGCTGAAGTATATAACTCCGGCAATCTCTGTGACCGAGCAATTCTTTGGATCCGCATTGGGATCGTAATTGCCAACGATATGTGCGTTGTCGATCAGCTTCCCTGAAGCAGTAACACTGTGAAGGTATATGTGACCATCCGCAAAGATCATGATGCCATAATCCCACGTGCTGATGCGTAGGGTTATGATTGCGTGGATCGTCGTGTAGGTGGTCGCATCGATGCGGTGACAGCCCCGGCGGGATCGGGTAATGCCATTTACCCCGAGCTCAACATTCTCAAGCTTAGAGGCAATTGTGGCGGCCAGGGTTGCAGACCGTCCGTACGTATTGACTCCAGTGATTAATGGCTGGCTGTCGAATACGATCGGGTCATCTGCTCTGTCATTATAGTGAATTGGCATCGCTTAAAATCCAAAGTCAGAACGATCGAAGTCTCCCAGGGTATTTGGCTGAAGAACAGAGACAGCAGCCGATTGACCACGCTCAATATCCCTTGTGACAGTCAGCAGAGAGGAAGCCTCCTGAAACTTAATTTGCGCCTTAGCAAACTGACGCCCACGCTCGAGCATGTCACCTTCCACAAATGCGATCAGCGCATTATCGATGCCCCGGATCATGGGCTCATCATTGTCGTTCCTCAGAGGCCTGATTCGCTTTTTGCCAATTACAATCACCGAGACAGTTTCACCGTCTACATATTGTGGTTTAAGATTAAGCCTTACCCTACATAAGCTATACCGGGTCTCTTCAGCCGGGATGACCTCAGTGGCTGCTCCGTTACTGAATTGCACCTCACCAACCGTCACTGGCTTGGACGCATAGTGGACCTCGTCAAACTCGACAGATCCATAATGGTTGTTTGCAGTGAGCGCCAGGGACTCATTAACCGGGCGCTGGTTCCTGGTGCCCTTGAAGTAGACAGCCTTACCCGCATCGCTCGCATCCGTGTAAGCCTTAAGCTGCATCTTAAATGGCTCGCTAGATGTTGGCTTGGAAATCGCCTGGGGCTCCATCTCGGTAAATGCGACCGGGTCACCGACAGACAGTAACGTGTCTGGCTGAGTTTGCGCCAGGGATTGCAGATCGCGACAGGACATGAGCTCGCTATCGTAAACAATGTTGATGGGCCGCGCTACGGCATAAGGCAGAGTGAACGTCTGAAGGTATTCACTCGCGGTAATATCGGAAGTGTAAGGGTTAGTGTCAGTCGTATCCCTAGTCTGAAGCGTGAAGTCCGTTATGATGATACTGTCCTTCCAGAGACCTGTATCGTAAACCATTTCGTGACGCTGCCTCACAAAGTCCTTCGCAATCGCAATGGAAGATGAATCGGTCTTACCGATTTTGGTGCAAACGAAATTGGCTATTGAGGATAAGGTCATGACTTAAACGTCAGTTGGGATATAGAATTCAAAGATCGGGTTATTTACGCCCGTGCCAATGTCTAGCCTTAGGCTGGTAGTCGTCCTATTAGACACCTCAAGATCACCTTTAATTACGTAGGGACTGGACCTTGTGTCTACCCAGTGAGCAAACACAGGCAGATCAATGCTCACCGAATCGGTGAAAGTGATGTCTACCCTAGAACGGTTGCCAGTGCCAAAGTCATAAGTCACAGACGCAATGTTGGTTGTCCAGCTCGAGGTCACACTGCTACTCCCAGTGCAAACAAACCTACCAGATGCCAGGTATCTGCTTGTGCCGTGCAGCAGATTACTCTTAGCAATCTTCTTAACGGTGCCAGTACTTGTGTCGTAAACCAGAAGCACGTCATCATCTGCGACTGTTGTGCTGTCCAATGCAGTTAGATCATTAACGCTGGACAGGGTTACATTCTGCAAATTGGCCTGAGTGATTTTTCGAGGCAGTCCTCCGTCAATTACTAAATGCTCATCCGTGCTGGCAACATCAGATGTAGTCATCTCTGTCAGACCCGAGACAACCTTGAGTAGGTTTTGACACTCGACCCTTTTGTTAACTCCTGACTTCTCTTTGACAAGAACCTCATCATCCAATCCGGGGCTGCTTAAAACTGCGTGACCGGATATCATGTCAACGCCCACGCCACTGCTATCAACCGTGCCCCACTCAGCCAGGTTACCAGAACCCACTTTAAGTATAGTCCCAGCCGCACCGAGGGTAAGCTCCTGGAATGTCCCTCCAGTCCCGCTTTGAATTATAGTGCCGCTGGATCCGCTGGACGCATTACTGAGAGCTGTCAGAGCAACAGTGTTCGAGCTAAGGCTGGCACCTGACACTGCACCGGCTGCCAAATGATTGCTGCTGATAGCACTGTCAGCGATCATGGCGCCCGTTATTGCGTCATTGCTTAGAGTAGCATTGTCCACCAAGTTGTTTAGTTTGGCGGCCGTGACAGTATCACCGTCACTGAAAGTGTGTCCTTTGCTTATTGCTCCCATCAGATCAGATCTAAAAGTTTGCGGATTAAACCAAATGTGCCCTTATGTTTCTGGTCTTTAATGATTCCCTTAAGCATGGGCTTATAATCGATTTGATTCTTGGCCAGTTCCTCTTTGAAGATGTTCCCAGCGTCCAGAGCACTGATGCATGCGAGCCGGTATTGTCTGCCTCGTATAGCTGCACCAATCGCCAGGGCACTGCTTAGAACGAACGTGATCAGTCCCCCGAGAGGGAACCCTAGGTCTTGGGGGAGATCGGCAACCGTTTGTGCTTGGGAACGCACAACCCAGTTGGTGGACTTAGTCACCATGCTGACCGGCCCCAGGGGAGTGTCCACGGTGTTGGTGCGTGTGGTTACGACCGGCTCATGAATCCTGTCACTCAGCTTTTCCCATTGGGCGCAACCGGAGAATGTGACTATCAATCCGGCGAGAAATGCGATTTCAATCCAACGTCTCATCTTTGTCTTTCGTTTTGTTTCTATAATCTCTCGCAGCACTCATGCATTTTATAACGGTATAACATAGAGTTGCCATTGCTATGCAGACCCTGAGTACTGAGTCCAGTTGTGTGGTCGTCACAGTTACGCCGAGTATAGCTACCATCCCCACCTTTGTATGATCCAACCATGTGTCCACGTTTCACCATTTCACTTTATCGGCCCAATAGGCTGCACTCATCTTTCCCTTAGCTATGTTCCCAGAGTGTCTGGCCTTAAAACTAGCTCGCCTGGCTTTCTCGCTTTTAGTCTTTGGGTTTTTACCAACGCCACTTACTCCCTGTTGACCAAATCGGATCAGCTTCACCTCATCGCCTGACTTCGCCAGGACCGCATGAGATTTGTTAGGATGCTTGGGCGTACGCTTGGGTTTATTATACCCAGAGAACTTTTCGCCGGCACGTTCAACCATGACTACTCCTGGGCCTCTTCAGTCTCAGCTTCTTCGACAACTGGTTTTGGTGCCCAAGGCCGCCCAACTGAAGTCGTGGGATTAAGCTTTTGATCCAGCACTGCTGCCAATTGCCCTTCAATTTGCGAAACCTTAACATCAGTTAATGCTTCCTTAACCCAGGCAATCACGATGTCTTCATTAAGACTTTCATAAGGCACGAAGTCAGGACTGCTGGGATCAGGTTCTAATTGCTGGGATCCATAGGCTGAAACGGTTTCATCACCTTCGCTTAAAAAGACACGATAGTGTGCAACGATCACGCCGCCGTTGCTTAACTCGCGTTCCATTTCTTCGATTTTCCAGTTGGTAGTCATTGGTAAATTTATTCAGTAGGGGTTTCAGTTGCTATAGCAGCTTCATCAGCGGCGAGCTTCGCAGCCCAGTCAGCTTTGACTGCATCAGTGAACACCGCATTGCATATGGCTTGGACGTTAGGGTCGCGGTCACTCCAGTCCGTGTCTGGGTGCATCACGCAACGTTCAAATGAGGCGGCTAGTTCCTGTCCATCCTCCACAACGCTGATGCGTTTGCGGCATTGGACACTGTATGGGGCAACAAATTCGATTCTGTCGCACTTAGTAATTTTCTCAATCATAGTAGTATTTGCTTCGGTCCGTCCCAATCATCCGATTGGGGTAAATTAGTTTAGGCTGTGTAGTAACTTCCGCTAATCATCAGTTGGTTTTGGTTGGCAGTCGTTCCTGAGGTTAAGTCCGCTGTCGCTGCCATTCCGGTTAGCGCACCAGTGATTGAGGTGAGCCGTTTGGCCAAAATTATATAATCGGCACCAGTGTAAACGTAACCCCCAGCTGGTGCGTTGGTCCAAAAATTTGCAAATCCAACGTTTATAGGCACGTAGCTGTCGCTGCCAGCATTGGCAAACGGAAGCCCTCCAACGGTCAGGTGACCGCCAGTGCCAGTCGTGTCCACATCATCTGTTCGTATATAGCAAAAAAAGCTCACAAGTCGCCCTACGCGAGTATAAGAAGCTTTGACGACGTCCATTGTCAGGGTTGTATAAGACCCGCTGGTCGCGCCGAACGTAGGCACCCAACTGCCTTCTTCGTACGAGTCCAGCAGTTCACTGGTCATCGTTCCGCTGCCGTCAGCCGTAGCGCTGAAATCGATGCCGAGGTTATTCCCCATCACGATGTTTGCGGAGTGGTGGGTCTCTTTATATACCTCAATTTTCTCACCGCCGTTGGTCGTTATGAACCTCAGAAACGGGTTGGCTCCCTCCTTAATTTCAAGCGCTGCACCGTTATTATCGGGCATCAGAATGTCTGCGCCTGATGAGAATTCCAGGTTGCCTGACTCATCGAGGGTTAAACGAGTTGTGCCGTCTGTTTTGAAAACGTGCTGACCAGCACTCGCACCGGATACTGCGTCGTATTCGACGGTGGCATCGTTTGTAATACCGTTGGCTGCAGTTGAAATGACTAGCCCACGGTCATCGTTTGCTCCCGTCAGGCGAGCAATATCGGTGTTAATTGTCCCAGCTTTAACCGTTAGGGCCTTGTCCGGCGAAACTCCGATGCCGACGTTGCCCCCGATAAAATTATAGCTGCTCGCAGTGAATTCTGCGGCACAGTTGCCACTCGCATCGTTATTGACGGCGTTGAGACGGAGTGCAGACCCGTTGTTGCTCACGCTGAAATTTACCCCGTCAGTAGGCTGCACCATCAGTTTGTGCAATGACGGGACAGTGCTCAACCCCACACCCAGACAGCCATCGCTGGTAAGCCTGAGTCTCTCCGAGTCGTTCGCATAGAACAACATGTTGTTACCAGTATGATAATAGCTGATTCTACCAGGTGCTGCTGCCACACCGTCCATAAAGTACAAATGCCCTCCACCGTCTGAATTAGTGGCTATAGTGATGCCCTGATGAGCGTCTGCCCCCGTTCCTACCACCAGTGCATTAGCGTTGGAGAAGTAGTCACCCGGCGAGACTCCGATGCCGAGTTTGCCGTCAAACAAGCTTTGCAACCCTGTAACGTGAAGTCCGTATTCGCTACCAGATGCTGGACCAGTTACCAAAAGTGTGTCGCGAGCAGTGGTAAGGGTTTTGATTTCGTGATCAGCAGTCCCAGACCAGCTCGTCCCCCCAATGACACTGGCTGCGCTCCAACTCAACGCTCCCCCTGACAAATCCTGTAACGTTCGCGAAGAACCATCAACAAACTTAAAAGTGCCTCCAGAAGCCGCAGAATTAGCGACATGCAGTTTAGCGTCGGGTGAGCTGAGTCCAATCGCGACCCGCCCAGTCGCCCCATCGATAATCATCGAGGTCGTGTCCAGCGCACTGGCCACACTCGTTCTGAACAAAATGTCGCCACCCGTGGTGTAGGCATCGATGTAGTATGCCCCGTTTTCGGAGCGGAGAAAGTTCGATGCATAGGTGGTCTTATTGCCACCGTTTTCGACAACAATATTCTCGTCGAAGTTGCCACCCAGTGGTCCGGCTGCAATTTTGCGAGTGCCAGTAGCCCCATCGATGATTGCTACATCGTCAGCAGCCGGGCTAGTTGCCGTTGTCGCTAAATCTTTAACTCGAATGTTACTCATAGTTTAGTCCAAGGGATAAGCTGTTTCCGTTTGAATCGATTAACCTGTCTCCGGCCGAGGTGCCCAGGAAGAACATGTTGGCAGCCCGTACTCCGCTGGATGCCGTCAACAAAAGCATGACTATATAATCCATATTATTCGTGTATCGCTAAAAGTGTACCGGAGGTAAGTTGAATGCTGGTTGCTCCGATCGGAATGAATTGTCCGGCTTGGAGGGTCACGCCTGACCAGTTAGTTCCGGCGCTATCTTTGATTGAGCACGTTACCGAGTTGAAGACCACGTCCGTGACCGCATAGACAAAGTTAAACTTCCCCGTGTGCGCTGACGTGTTTCTAATTAAAAGCCCCTCGGCTTGTATCTGCATGTTCATAAGTTCCAGGCCTTCTTAATTTGTTTTTTGCTAAATTTTGAGCGCCATCCGTTTTGCTCGGCTTTACTATAGCCGGCCTTGATGCCATCCCTCTGATTGGGAGCCTTGGCACCGGTGTTTACGTTAAATCCTATCGGGCGCGATACCCGTTTCCACTCTTCACCATCCTCATCAATCCATATGCTGATGTCGCTCGGCACAATGCGCTCTATCTCAATGCCGTCTTTGCTGAAAATGTATGTGGGCATAATAAAGAGGGGGGAGCGTTAACTCCCCCCATGATATTACATTCCAGATGCTTCTAGCATCGCCACCATACCTTCACGATCGAGCTCGCCGCCACCTGGTGCTTTGGCTTCTGGATCGCCGCCCAGGTCAACTCCGTTAGCCTTCATTGCGTAGATACTGACAGTACCTCCGTCCATAGCTTCTACAGTGCCCTCGATAGTCACTGAAACGGTATCACCTTGTGTAGGCATGACAGCCTCTTCACCATCCATTAACTGGACAGCCTCTGTTGGTATTTCGATGCTAAACGGCATAATGATTAAGCTGAGTAATCGGTCTTGGAATACACACGTGCAACGTGCAATGGCTGAAGCGTCTTGGCTGCATATAGAGCCTTGAAGCCAACACGAGTTTTCTGATTCAGAGGATCGCTCTTATCGGCCCCAGAAGTGATAGTCACGCTAGGAGCGAAAGGAGACTGAGAGCTCAGAGAAGGAACCCCGTAAGCCTGGTCACCAAACACGATAGAACCGTAAGCAGTTCCAGCCGCATTGTAGGTGTACTGAGATCCAGTCACCAAACGGTGAGGGACAGAAGTCTCAACGAACCGAATTCCGTGCAATCGACCAACTTCACCTCTTAGTCGAGCCTCGGGCTCGGCGTAATGATGAGCGTTAATCCACTGAGCGTCATTCATTAGATCTCGGCTGATTTGAGGCCCAATCACGCCAACATAGTATCCGTCAATCTGAGATGCATTGTTGATCTTGAGACCGGTAGCAGCATCCAAGAAGTCGAGTGCGTCAGCGGCCGTGATGTCAGCGAATGTGTAGTCAGTTGCAGTGCCGGAGAACACGTCACCAGCAGTAGTTCCAACATTGCTAAACACTTCGTTTCGGATGATCTCGTCAAGCTTCAGAGCGGCGTCACGGCCGATTCTCAAGGTTGCTTGTTCCACGTTGTTGAACAACTCAAGAGCCGTCAGGAGATCAGTGATATCGATCACCTGTCCGTACTGAGCGAGGTCAGCACTGACAGACTCAAGTTGCAGAACATTTGCGGTAGGAGTAGTTCCCTCAGTGAGGCTGGATACGTTAGAGGCGGCACCTTTAGCGTATCGGAAAAACTTCATCGTGAGATCGCCACCACTCTTTTCCGGGAGAGCTTGTTTGGATGCGAATTGTGAAAGGACCAGATTGTCCTCGATAGTGCGAAGGAGTTCGCGTGAAAAGTAGTCTTGGAGACTGTTCTTTACATCACCGGCACCATCACCGGTGGCTGTTGTCATGTTTACTGAACTATCTGCTGCCATTTTATATATTCCTTAGTTGTCGGCTTGGCTTACCATCTTAAGAAGCGCATCTCGTTGATCCTCTCTGCTCATACGATTAAAGCTTTGAGGTGATGGCCTCTTCGCGACATCGCCGCCACCGAGGTTTGTTTTCTTTTTTAGTTTTTCGAGCTCACTCTTGAGCCCTTTGTTTTCTTGTTTAGCTTTATCCAGCGCCTGGGCATCCAGATACATCTGGGCTACCTCGACACTGTCTCGGAATCCACCGGGATACATTTTCAATGCCGGCTTGTTCTCGAGCAAATACTTGACTGCCTTGTGAAGTTCTGACTCTGGATTGTTTAGATCCGGGTTCGATTCACTTAGCTCTGCGACAGACGTTTGCCACTCCTTCTTAAACTTTTCCGTTTCTAGAGTTTTGTTAGCGTTTGACTTTTTATTACGAGCTTCCTCGGCCATTGCTTCCGCTTGTTCAGCGAGCTCTGGCTCACCTTCATCTCTGAAGTTCTGAGCCACTGCCTCGTAAGTCTCGGGCGAATATTCTTCGCCAGCCTTCACCAACTCCTCTGCTACGTTTATGCGCTCGCTATTGAGCTTCTCGCGATCCGCTTCTAATAGCCTTTTTTCTTCCGCGAGCTTTTCTTTTTGCTCGTCGAGTTTTTTCCAGGCTTTCTTTTGTCGGGCTTCGCCTTTCCGTAGTTTTTCATATCGCGTATCAACCTTAGATTCTTCCTCAGAATCCGGCTGATTAGTTTCTTCCGGTTTGACTTCTTCGTCTGTTTGAACCTCTTGACTGGCAGCAGTTGGTTCTTCTGCTGATGTTGGAGACTCTTCCACTTTAGAGGTTGGCGATTCCTCCGCTTCTTCGCCGGCGAGCATGGTTAACATGTCCTCGCGATTCATGGGTTCGTCCATATTACTCGTCGTCACTTATCAGGAGGCCATTCTGGACCAAGGTATCGAGACAGCCTATTCCATCCCTAAATCCTGATGAGTATCCGACATTAAATTGTGCCTTGTCGGCTCCTCTGTCTATAGATGCTAAACTCTGCTTAACTATCCATGAGAAAATTACCGATTTTAACTTAACCCCGAGTGGGCTGGCTAAGAAGCTCTGGAGCGCCTGGGCTTCCTCCTTCGTCCAATTGGGGTTCTCCACCTTGGGAAGCTGCCTGTTCAGGCGGCACAGCGTTTTGGCTAGCTTGATTAACTGCATTAGAAAGTTCCTGGACCTCGGCTGCTAACTGCCTGGCACCTTTGGAATCCTGTTCCGCGAAGGCTGCCATATGTTGGGCAATGTGTTCCTGGATCCTTTGCAACTCCACGGCATCTGCCTGGGCACCCTGGCCGGCTTTAAGTGCCATATAATCCAGCATGGTGCGTACGTGGGTTGGATGATCGTCGGTTGGCTTAACAGCAGCCGGAAAGCCGATCTTCATCACAGAAAGCTCGATCGCCTGTTCCTCGGCCTGATCTGCTGCCTTGGTGTTAGGATCAGTTAAGAGTCGCTTAACAAGCCCAGAGTCATCAGCCTCCAGGACGCTTCGCCTGAGTTCTAGCTGATTGATAAACGGATCCTGTGAGAACATCTGCATCCGGCCTATAGCCTTCTGATAATGCCACTGCTTGTTGACCCCATCAGCAGACCCGGAAGGAGTAATGTTATACTGTGAATGGATCGCTTCCTGGGGCACCTGTTGCAGAGTGTCTAGGTAGAAGTAATTAAGTGACGTGCTGTCGTATTGTGTAAGCAGTGACCAGCATTGCTCATAGAGATCGGACAAGAACATACGGAA